TTACAACCACTTGTTAAAGATTACACTCGTGCAGGCCAAATGACAGATTTGTGTTGCATTCAACTGGATAAGAAATGTATGAGATATCCTGATTTGCGCAAACATATTATGGAACGTTCATATCTTTCGAATCTCGTTGGTACTCGGGTTGTCTCGACTGTTGCTGATTGTGCAAACAAAACATTTGAAACAAAATTTGGTGTAGTTGAAAATCTAACACTACAAGAAACAGTTGATACAGATGGATCTCGCTTTACATGTCAATCCGCAACAACTAACATTGGCTCACGAGAAGGTGACTGTGGAAGTGTCTACTTGATGGATAGCTTGACTAGCGCACGACGCATTTGTGGAGTTCACTTTGCTGGTTGTGCAGGAAAAGCATGTTTCATTCCATTAGTATATGAAGATTTAATCAACATTATTGATGAGGATGAACAAATTTTACCAACTTATAGTCCATCTGAAGATACACCATCAGCTATCGTTCAGGGAAACTGTGTTTCATTGGGAGACATCCTTGATCCTCCATATCCAAACGTAAAGACAAAAATTCACGCGACTCGAATTTTGAATAAGGTATACCCCACAGAAATGGCCCCAGCAAAGTTGATGCATCCAGAGAAAGAAGATGGTCCGATGTTCAAAGGCATTCAGAAGCAATTCAAAAATGTGCCAACACTTGATGCAAGTATTCTGAAAAGAAGTGTCCTATCGTATAAACAACAATTAGCCAAATCAAAATGCAATTATTCAAACATGAAGGTATTGAATTTTGATGAGGCCGTCAAAGGAACTGATTCTGAATATATCAAAGGTATCAATCGTGTAACATCAGCTGGTTATCCTTGGTGTCATGAAAAATCAAAAGGTAAGACTCTCTGGTTTGGCAATCTTGAATGGGATCTTTATGGAAAGAAAGCTCAACAAGTGCGAAGAATTGTCACTAAACAAGTTGAAGAAATGAAACTTGGTTATGTGCAACCTTACATCTTTGTTGATACACTGAAAGATGAAACACTGCCAAAAATGAAAGTTGAAATTGGAAAGACAAGAGTTTTTGCTGCTGCTCCAATGGATTTTGTCATTGCATTCCGCATGTACTTTATTTCTTTTATTGCTTTCCTTATGGAAAAGCGTATCGATACTGAAAGTGCTGTTGGAATTCGTTGTCAATCACTCGAATGGGACAAACTTGCAAAACATCTTTTGAAATATGGTGATAATCATGTTGCTGGAGATTTTAGCAATTATGATGGCACACTTCACCCGGACATCTTATGGCAAATTTTGGAAGTGATAGAAGATTATTATCGTCAATCACCAACTTATGCTAAAGAAGATGCTGTGGTACGTAAATGCCTATGGGAAAGTGTTGTTAATTCTTATCACATCTGTGGCAAGAGATTGTATAAACTCAACCATTCACAACCATCAGGAAACCCAGCAACTGCCATCTTGAACAGCATGTACAATTCAATTGCATGTCGAGTTACATTTTATGCAGAACGACCAGGCAATGAAGAGTTCAATGACTATGTTTCAATGATTGCTTATGGTGATGATAATCTTTTGAATATTTCATCACGAGTGTCAACATGGTACAACCAGGAATCAATGACTCGAGCTTTTGCAACTTTTGGAATGGTTTATACTGACGAGG